CGCTGTTGACAGTTACCTCACCGGTGGTCTGGTTGATGGCGCCAACCGTCGCCACACCAGTGTTGCTGGACGTAGCGGAAATGACGCCGCTGCCCTTCCTGGTAACAGTGAACTTTCCGCTCTTGGCGCTGCTGTTCAGTGTCAGAGACGTGGGGCTGATGCTCATGGTATTATCACCCTTGGCAATCCCCCAGGTTGCTGTCTTGGGCCCAGTGTCTCCATCCGGCCACTGCCAGTTGGCGGTAGGCGTGAACGAGGCGGTGTAGGCATTCCCAGCGTTGATCTGGGCTTCCACACTCAGCGTCATCTTTGCGGTGTCGTAGTTGGTGTCCCAGGTCGGGGTCTTGGGGTTGCCGTCATACTTGGGCATACCGCTCTGAGCGGGGACGGCGGCGATGGTAGCCCGACCGATGACCCACTTGATGGTCTTGTTGGCCGTAGTGCCGTCCGACCACATTCCTTGCAGCAAAGAGAATGTGGCAGAGTGCTCGCCGGCATCCGTAGCGGGTGTAACAGATACGGTGCAGTTCTCCGTATCAAAGTTGTCCCACTGAGGCGTCTGAGCAGCCCCGGTATAGGTGAGGGAACCTTTCTGCGTCGGGATAGGGACAATGACGCTGGTGATCGTCCAGGTAGCAGTCTTCATGCCGGTGCTGCCGTCCCACCATTTGTAGTTGTCAGTCGGAGTGAACTCGGCGGTGTAGTCTCCGGCGTTGGTGCCGAACCGGTCGCCGCCGATAGTGAGCTGGCCTACGACATACCCGTCCCAAGTGGGGGACTTGGGGGTGCCATCAGCGGCCAGTACGTTACTCTGGGTGGGCAGAGCGGCAATGGTAGCCCGGTCGATGACCCAGTCCGCCGTGGCTTCGCTGGTGCCGTTGGGGAACAAATATCCGTAGACCAGCGTAAACTTGGCAGTGTAAGTTCCGGCGTTGACCCCATCTGTCGTCCCGCTCAGCGCCATTTTGACGGAATCGTACCCAGTCCAGGTAGGAGACTTGCTCCCCCCATCATAGCTCGGCACGTTCGTCTGAGTGGGTACTGCCACCTCGATGGCGTTGACTGTCACGTTCAGGCTGGTGGACTTGGTCACACCTTCGTAGGTGTAAGACAACTCGACAGCCTGCGAACCAAGGGTGGAGAACGCGGTGCTGGGGTAGGTGTACCCCGTGACGCCGGAGGTGGAGCCGTCCGAGAACGTAGCGGTGATGGCCATGCCATTGGGTTCAAAGCTTTCCAGATAGTCGTAGGCCATCTTGGTCGGATTGGTGGTAACTTCGATGCCCACCAGAACCTTTTCCACAGTCACAGGAGTGCTCGCCGTCTTGGTGGCCCGGCCCTCCGTATAGGTGATGGTGACCTCAGTCGTGCCGTCGGTCAGGACGGAGGGGGACACGGTGTATCCGGTCACATCCGAAGTAATGCCGTAGCCATAGCTGGCGGTAACCACCATGCCAGTGGGATCGAAGCTCTCTCCGGATTTGTAGGTTGTCTTGATAGGGGGTTTGGTAATGGCCAGGCTCTCCAGCTTGAGGGAGCCACTTCCGCCACCACCGCCGGTCAGGTTAAAAACCTTTCCGACATTGGGGTTGTCACTCATTCTGTCTCGACCTCCAGTCGAAGAATATTCACAGTGAGATCAATGTCAGGCGTGACTTCGCACCGGAACATGATCTCGCCATCCTTTACGACATTGTCCGCTTTGATGCCGGTATCGCTGCAATCCATGTAGCAGTCGGCGTCGCCGCAGACAAAGTAGCAGTAGCCGCTGTTCGCCAAGAGGGACTCATGTTCGATCTTCTGTGCTCTGCCGCTCCAATTAGCAGCCGGCAGAGTGACCGTGATGAGATGCCCATAACTATCGGCAACCAGTGCCGCCAGGGCGGCGATACGGGCGGCAGAATCGGCCTTTGCTCTGAGAGCCAGCAATTTAAGCTGCTCAACAGTGCTAATTTTCTTCTCTGCCATGCGTTATCTTCCTTTCAAATGGGAAAGGGGGACGGAGAAACATCCCCATCCCCCTCTCAGATTGGTCAGGGCTCGCTGACATCAGGCTCAGTGGTACCGAAGACCTCGTCCAGCATAGTGGTGACCTCAGCGTCGGTGGCCATCTCGATACCGGCCAGCTTGGCCTTCTCATCGTCGGTGTAATCATTGGCCGACAGGCCCTTGCCGGTCTCCTTCTGAACGTAGCCGCTCAGATCCACCTTGGTGTTGCCCACATGCTCCACAGTGCCGTTCAGCACCATGTACTCGTCGTACACGTCGTCGGCATCGGAGCCGGTCTTGGGCACCATGTAGAGGTACTGGTCGGCATCATCGGCGGCCAGGTCGATGGCATCCACACCGGTGACGATCTTCCGCTTCAGATGGTCGGCAGCGGCCACAGCAGCAGCGATGGAAGGACCAATGTCCACCTTCTTGCTGGCGATGTCCAGATCGGTGCCGTTGTTCTGAATACCGATGATGACGTTGGGCTCGCCGCCGGCGGTCACCAGGTCGTCCACCCGATTGGACAGAGTAGTCAGCTTGCCGTCAACGGCCTTAATCTCAGTGTTTGTGCGCTGCGCCAGCATCTTCAGCTGGTCAAGAGTGGTGTGCTTAGACATATTTATGTCCCCCTTAAAAATATTTGTTTACGGCTGTTTGCCGAAAACATCATTGAGAATGTTCTCCACCTCTTCATCGGTGGCGGTGTTGTCCGGACCCTCTTCGGGATCAGACGGGCTCCCAGACGATCCAAAAGCTCCGTTCAGCATGGAGCCAACTTCTTCGTCGGTTGCAGTTTCGCAAGCGCTGTCTTTGATTTCTTTGAAAACCTCAGCCAGTGTCTTACCCTCAAAACCGGCTGCTGCAAGATCTCCGATAGCAGCCATGATTTCAGAGTAAATATCATCGGGAGATGGAGAAGAACCGCCCATGTTCATGGTAGCATCCGGGATAATCATGCTGGCCAAACACCAGATGGTGCCCTTACGCTCCTCTCCATTCACACCGTAAATGCCGATTTGGAGCTTTACGCTTCCATGCTTCAGACATTCGGCGGGGATGGTACAGCGGTCCTCGGTCAAAGCGACAATGACACTGGCAGGGCCGGCCTCAAAGATGACTGTCTTGGAATATCCGTCCCAGCACTTGTCAAAGTTGAACTCCACATTGTAGGTCTTTTTGGAGTTCTGCCGGAGCGTGTCATCCTCAACCATAACCGCCCAGGTATCCATGACGTTAATTTTCAAGTCTCGCACCTCCTTCATCAGGGTGTTCCATTGGCGGACAGCTCAAAGCGAATCACATTCACCGTGATGTCCTCCGACGGATCGGTATCGTTCTTGAACGTAATAAAGCCAGTCGTGGTGATGTCTCTGGGTTGCACTCCGCATTCCAGATATTCCTCACGGCTGGCTTCGTCTGCGCTGACGAAATATTTGTGGGTTGACAGGGCCATCAGACGGCTGTCTGCGATTGTGATTTCTCCGTTAAGCCATCCAGAGGCGGGGAGAACCAAATCAAACCAGATACCGAGCACATCGCCTGCGCCGGTTCCATTT